CTGGATCACTATAAGTTTTGATATTAGAGTAATTTTGAAGTAGAAGAGATGGAGAATTTACATTATTCGTGTTCTTATAATATGCATCGTGATTTCCCACTAACATATGAACATTATATTTTGAAAGGGGATCTAAAACAACTCTTTTTGTCCATTCTAAACTTTGATAATCAATTGATTTACGACTATCAAAAGCATCTCCCATATGAATAACAGTTGTAATCCCGTGCTGTTCCAGTGTCGGGAAAAAAATGTTTTTATAAAATGACTCAAAATAATCTTGAAAAAGTTTAGAACCTTTTCGGCAACCATAATGAGTGTCAGTGATGATTGCGACTTTCATTCAATAACGAAGTTTAGAGTGGATTCCATCCTTGATGCTATTATAATCTGAATAGTTTCCGGTGTCAACTGTATTATCATCGGTGAAGACCTCGGAGTATTCAGAACGTTCAAGAATCTTATTTTTGATTTCTAACTGACGTTTTTCTTTTTGAATACGACGAAGAAAGGCATAGTGAATAATCTGAGTAAAATAAGCAAATGGGTTCTGTGATTTCTCTGGGTCAAAGTTATGAATATACTGAACACAGTTTTCAATACCATCAGAAATCATATCTTCCTTGAACATATAGTTTACGAAGTTTGGTTTGAAAGAGAGATGATTTGCAATCTTCAAAAAACACTCACCAATATATCTTGGTATTTGTGATTTTGTATCCCATCCTTTTGACCTATCTTCTCTTGTTGGTTCTCTGCCATATTTTCTGATAAAACTGATTTCAACATCCTCACGATACTTTGTGAGAGCAGCAAGAAACTCTTTATTATTGACGTAATGTTCTGACCTCTTTCTTTTGGTCATAATGTTTGTGGTTATCATAAGTTTTACTCATTATTATGTAGATATTATAACACTTTTAGAAATAGTTGACAAGTTTCTCAAATCTGATAGAATAACCTTTGTGAGGGTTGAAAAGTTATATTAGCTGTTTTCATAGAGCTTCTCTAAGATATCTTTAGCATCATTTACACTTGAGAGATATCCCATTTGACGATTAATGTTTGATTCATTATTTTTTCTCTTATAAGATTGTCTCAAATAAGATTGATACATTGATATCATTTCAATATCATAAGATTCAGAAAGAGTCAAAACATCATCAAGTTTGATAATAAACATATCTTCTGTTGTTGTCTTTAACCAGGGTTCTATCTTATATCCAGATTCACCACCTCTACTTTTATATTCAGAGATTACAATTGGGTTTGAGACAATCAAAAAAGTTCTCTCTTCCTCTTCTGAGGCTGCAACTTTGGCAAAAACTTCTTCACCAGACTTAAGTTTGAGAGTGCAGTAAAAATCTTCCTCTATCATTTTCTTTTTGTTAAGATGTAATTTCCTATTACTAAAATATCAATATCCATTTTTATAAATGAATCGATTGCATCCTCTGGTGTTTCAACTATTGGTTGTCCATTATCATTAAAGGATGTATTTAACAATACCGGTATTCCAGAAATATCATTATATTTTTCCAAAAGAATAGTAATTTCCGGATTTAAATTTTTATTTACTGTTTGTATTCTGCAAGTATGGTCTTCATGAGTAATTGCTCCCAATTCTTCAATTTTGCTTTTTTTAACTGTTTGAGAATAAAGCATATATGGATTCGACATTCCCTCTTCAAAATAATTTGAAACATATTCTTCAAGAATAATTCCAGCAAAGGGTCTCCAATATTCCCTATGCTTTACTCTAGAATTTAATATTTTTTTATTATTTTTAAATTTTGGATTCATTAATAGTGACCTAGACCCTAAAGACCTAGGACCAAATTCAGATCTATTTTGGAACCACCCAACAATCTTATTTTCATATAAGTATTTAGAAGATATGCTACACAATTCATTAAAACATTCGTAATATTTGTAATCAATATTATTTGAAGATATTAAAGAACGCAATATTTCTTCATTTGAATAAAATTTTCCCAATAAAGATAAATTTTGGGGAAGTTCAATTTTTTGATTTTTTTTGAAAAGAGCATAACATGCAGAACCAAAGTGTAAACCACAATCACTAGTAAACGGTGGAATATATATGTTTTTTACAATATTTTCCTTAATTATTTTAGAGTTTGCAAGTATGTTTAAAAACACTCCTCCAGATAAACATAAATTTTCTTCTAAATATGATTTTTTTTTCAATTCTTTTAGATAATCTATTAAAGCATTTTCTAAATTTTTTTGAATAAATGCTGATCTATCTTCTGCACTTAATTTATTAATTTCAATTAAATGTGGATTACTAGTACCATTGGGATTTGATATGAATTGAATAGCAGGGATTCCTTCGTAAGTTAATTTATAATCTTTATAAAAATAATCACATTTTCCATACGCAGATAATCCCATCACTTTTCCACAATATGTTTCTCGATAATTTGGATCTGAAAAAAATATATTTTTTTTAGTTTTTTCACAATAAATATTGTGAGCCCAGTTCAAATAATAATTTCCAAAAGAATTGTATGATGGAATTGATGGAAAAAATCTAAATATTTTTTTACTTTTGTCAAAGTACCCTATAGAAGATTCTTCAGAAAAAATTATATTTCCGTTCACAGATTTGAATAATGATCCAGATCCATCTAAAGTTATAAAACTGCCATTATTAAAAGGTGAAGAAAAAATTGATGCAGATGCATGAGACATATGATGTGATATCAATTCAAATTCAGCATTTGGAAAATATTCTCCAAATTGCAATTTCATCTGATTGTTTTCATAATTGTCATAAAATTGTTTGGATGTCATCGTTGGAATACATACGATGTCAACATCTTCTTTTAAAATATTTGCAACATTCAAACAATACTCTATGGATTTTTTTGGAAAAATCCCATCATACTTTATCTTTGTTAATCTTTCCTCACTTATACTTATAATATGGTTGCCCCCACAAAAAAGAGTGGCTCCTGCATCATGAACCCATTCATTCACATTATTTTTAGGATCCCAACCAAATGATCCATATATTCCAAGAACATTCATAAATTACCTCTTAATTTTATCGTGACTATTTCATAATTAAAGTTTTCTTCATTATATATTTTAATTCGTTCTATCAAATGATTGAGTGTATAATTCTTTTTTGAGTTATAAGTACAATCATCGGCAATATCATAAAGTGTTGCTTTGACTTTATCTTTGCCTTTACGAAGAACTCTTCCAATACTCTGAAGGTTTCGTATTCTTGATTTACTTGGAGAAGCAAATATTACATTATGTAGATTTTTTATATTGATACCAGTGGAAAATGTTCCATAGGAAGCAACTATAATAGCATTCTTTTCTTTTTCAGTAATCTCACGAACTAATTCTCGTTCTTCGGCATTTACTCCACCGTGAATAAAAAATACTTTACGATCACTTTGCTTATTTTTATTTATATTTTTGTAAAGTATTGCTCCGTGTGTTTCTACTCTTGAATATAATACCAGAGTGTTTCCCTTTAGATCTAAAGTCAAGTTTGTGATGAATCTATTTCTCTGTTCGTGAGAGATAAGATATTGTATTTCACCCTCATATATATCAAACTTTTGAGGAGGGTGTTTGAGGACAATACACTGAATATCTAATTGTGAAAGATGACCCTGTTTCATTAACTCATCAGTTCTCGTAACTTTATAAGAAGGACCAAACAATCCCTCTAATACCCATTTATGAGTCTGAGTTCCATCAAGAGTGCCGGTAAATCCAAAACGATACTTTGCATGATGAAGTTTCGTCATAATCTGAATCAGTGACTTGCTCTTGAATAAATGAGCTTCATCACCTATAATGACATTATAATCCTCAAAGAAAGATCTTTCTAATTTATAAATAGACTGCCAGGTAGTAATTGTCACTGAGTGTTCATTTGTCTTTTCTCTACCAGAATAAATTTTGTGGCAATATGACTCAGAATCCCAACCATAATCCTCAAAATCCTTATACATCTGCTCTACAAGAGATGTCGTTGGAACAACTAAAAGAATTTTTTGCCCTTTATCTACATAGTATCTTACGATTGAATAAATCATCAGAGATTTTCCTGAGGCAGTGGGTGATATCAGCAGTTTTCGATTATATTTTAGTGCATCGTATACTCCATCTACTTGATAATCACGAGGAGTATGAGAGCAAATAGAACTCATATAATCCTTTACACCCTCTAATGATATTCCCTCATTTACCTCAAAAGGTTGACCATAAAATTTATTATTTTCAAACTTATATGTGTAATTGAATTGTTCGCAAAAATTTATAACTTTATCTAAAAGACCCACATATATTTGTTTACTTCTAATATCGAATAAGTGTATTTCCCCATTCCAATTTCTCCCTCGATACTGTGGCATAAATTTTGCACCGGGAACTTCAAATTTGAAATGATCTCTCAGTTCATATTCAATATGAGGTTCTGTTTTTATTTTTAAAAATACTTCGTTAGACTTAGATATAATAAGATTTTCTGTAGTATCTGTCACAAAGATTCATATGTCTATGAGTATTTATTCACCCCAATCCAGCATTAAATCGTAAAAATTCTATTGAGTTCTTAATTTGATATGTGCGATTTTGAATGACTTTTAATATACTTTCAAGATAATATAAGATCGTATCGTAATAACAAATTTTCATATTAATGGATGAAAGTTTATCATCCGCATCAAGATACTTCTGCATAGTTTCCTTATCTCGAATTTTCTTTGGAAATGGATTCTCCACATAAACTTCTGGGTCTGCCTTTCCAGAGAAGTATTCATATCTTTCGTGATGAATATTTTTCTTTTGTTGCTCTGCTTTTTTTCTTAAAAGAACGATTGTATTATAAATATCAAAATATTTTGCGTGAAGAACTGGTATATTTAAAGATTCTGTATGAAGATTGTCTGGATCTATTTTTGCGTCCTTTTCCCACATCTCTTGAATTTTTTCAAGATCAATACTCATAATGGAGTTCCACTTAAATCGGTTATATTGTAGATAGTATACTTGAAACTCACCTCTGCTGTAAAGTACTGAATGTCTGAATCAGTAGCAGTAAATGTTAATGTTGTCAACGAATATGGAAATAAGTCATTAAATCTAATTTGAAAATTTGGAACAAAATTACTACTCAATACCTGAAGTGTTCCATCAGAATATATGTCCATTGATTTTTGGGCATATTTTGGATTCGTAAGTCCATTATTTTGTAAGTCATAAATTTCTTGCAAACTTTCTGGATATCCCAAACCACGAATCCAATTTTGAATCTCCATATAATTTTCAAGATCTTCATCTACCATAAAACGCAGATTCAAATCTCCAAAAACAATTTTATCTCCTGGAATATCAATATCTTTTAGATATGTTGGTTGAACTGCAATCCCAAGAGTTAAATCTGGTATATTTGCTTGATTGCAAAAAAACGCAACTTTGGGACTTCTTTTTATTGTGAACTTAAATCCACTCGGTGAAAGAAAATTACGATTTTCAATTTGACCTGATGTAGTAGATGCCATTTTTTTAAGTATTTAGATAAAAAAAAGAGGGTCTTGAAAGACCCTCTCAATAAAAGTTGTGAGAAAACTCACATTAGATTTTTTACAGCAACACGTCTGTAGTAACGGTTTGCATTTACCTGAAGTCTTCCGAGACCCTGACTGGTTCCTTCTGCGAATGGATTGGCAACTAGACCATAACGGGTCTTGAAGCCAATTTTTGGTTGGAAGGAATTCTCACCAACGGCACGAACCATTTGGAGAGGAACATAGGGGCAATAGAAGATTCCGGCATCATAAGGGGAAGAACCCTTATAACCAACCACATAATACTGGTTACCTGGAGTTGCGTTAGCAGTAGTCAGGTTAGCAGAATATGGGTCAATATAAACTTTGAATTTACCCATCAGAGTACCAGCAAAAGTATTGCCGGTGTCATCAACGTTGAGGTTCGAGTTCAGAGCAGGAGTATAATCGAGCACACCTGCCATTGTGAGTGCTGAAGCAACGTCAGCAGAACACATTACGATGTTGCCCTTCCCACGACGAGTTCTTTGTGCGATTGCGTTAGCATCACGCT